AAAGAAACGATCTAAGATCGTATTATCCATGTTTGCACAATCATAGGCATCCATGCCCGTACTACCAACGGTAGCAATTAGAATCCCTTCTAAGTAAATATCAATGCTTCCTGCCCTGAATATAAGCTGGTAAACACATTCATTTAGATAATGAAAAGCTTCAAAAGAAATATCATTTGCATCGGTGACGTTTAATACTGTGCCACGATAATAAGTACCAAACCGCTTTCTCGCTGAACCTGTAGCAGTGGTTAAAACATTTTGTGCTGTTTTTAAACCTTGAAAGTATTCCCTGACATCAGCCCTAGAATAAATGTAGGGGGAAAGCTCACCTTTTGCAAAACTGTTTTGTGTCCATAACATTAGGCTAATCCCGTTCCCATAGCGCCACTTTGTGCTGAATCTCGTTTAGTCAGTACAGGGAATTGTATCTGAGAGAAGTTTGGACGGCTATTGGTATCAACACCCAATGCTATCGCTAATTGCGTATTCTTTTCTCTACTCAGAACCGTATAGAAATCTGCTTTCTGGGCATTACTCAAAGCAAGGTATGAGGCTACCTCAAACGAGAAGTAATGAGCGAATGTAGGAGGCAAGTTTGTAGGTTCCACGTAGAACGTGTGCTCCATCAGAACGCGTCCACTCCAGTTTGTGAATAGTCTACGGTTAGCGTAGATATCCCAAACATAGTTTTGTGGATAAACCTTGATGCAACTTAAATAACTAGCTGGTAACTGATAAACAGCAGTCCAGTAGGAACCCTCTGGAGGGTCTTCATTCAATTCAGACAGAACAGAAATGGTAGTGCAAAATCGCCACTTACCACTTGATAAAATACTAGGTAGCAAAAGGTCGAATGCTTGCTCTGCCGCCACTACCAATTTATCGCCATTCTCTAGTGTGGTGATAGGTGCGTGACCTAGCACTGAAATAGCATTGGAAATTATTGTGGTTTTATTTTGCGGAATAGTTGCATCCTCCTAAAAAAAAGGCACTCTGTGGGTGAGAGTGCCTTAATCTGTATAACTTTCATTACACGGATGGAACTTGTGAGTACCAAACATGAGCAACAAATGTACTATCGCCCGTATCGAACGCACCTGTTACGTTAGAAAGGTACAAGCCCTTGTTAACGCAGGTTGTGAACGGTTGTTTAACTGCGCCACCTTCAAACGCATTAGCTGTGCTAGTAGCGTCAAAGAAGTCAGCAGCAGCTTGCGTGGTAGAGGCAATGACGCCAGCACCATTCGCTGTACTGTCATACTGAACGTGAACGACACCACCGTTATCATACTGAACGCCAACATAGGTCATTAACAATTCTACACGATGAACAGTTAACAACGTGTTCGCGCCACCAGCAGCTACTAATAACTTAGGTGCAGCGTACATGCCGGCAAACTCAGCAGAAGATATCGCAACAGCGGCGTATTTGAGCAACAGTGGTGACACCATTGCGCTTAATACTTTGCTTGTGCCGATTGCAGTAACACCAGCGTTGCTAACAGTTACATCCCCAGACATCGCAACGGAGGTTGCTACGTTTGCGGCTGAACCAACCAAGACGTTTCCGCTTGATAGGGCTGCCAGCTTGCTGTAAGCAATCGCAGCAGCAGCATTTACTTTAGCGTTGGTCACAGCGCCATCAACTAGGTTAGCCGTATCAACTGAGCCGTTTAAGCCAGAAGAAGTTAATGAGACGGTGCCAGCAGCGCGGTCAATTGCTGATACGTAGTACAAGCCTACCGCATCAGATGCAGAGATATAGAGCATGTCGTTTAATGATAATTGATAAACTGCGGATGCAAAGTAGTTAGCTGCAACGATAGTAGCAACTGCATCTGCGGCAGATCTATATGTCCAAAGGCAAGGTGCAGCTGGCTCTGAGCCTGACGCTATCACCATTCCGGTGTTAAGCGCGACGGAGCTTCTTGCTAGATATTCTTTATCGAAAGCCATGTTAGTAATCCTCTTTAATCAGTTATTAAGTCTCATCGCACAGAATTTCTATCAAACCGCGCGTATCAATTACGCAAGCACCAGCGGAGAAAATACCGTTGATGAGCCATGACGTTTCGCGAGGAAGATAGTTAATCTCGGTACGGAAGTTATGACCAATAGCCATACCAACCGCTTGTTTGTGCCATGCGAAGCAGCTTCTTACGTCGCCACCGTCAATTGGCAAACCGCCTTCTGTCATAGAAGGAATGATGATTAAGTTAATACCTAAGTATTCACGAACAAACCCTTTATCTAACACGCGATTCTGTGTGTAGAAGGTGCTTGTGAATTCTTCTGCTGATAAGAGAGATCGGAAGTTGTTAGCAGACATTGCGACAAAACGATCAGCAAGTGGTACAGCGTTGTCATCAAATGCCTCGATGACTTGGGTGTACTTGGAGTAAGTGAAGTTGGTGCCACCAGCAGAGATCGTTGTTCCAGGCGTTGCAGCAACTAACGCATCAATCTGGATTTGATCTGATCGACGGCCTAATGCGTCTGCAACCAGCATGGCATTTTCCATCTTCACATCAAAGTTGACGGTCAGTTCTTCAACTACGTCCACTGCGGTTGGTGCAGTGTACTTGACGAGGGAACAGGTGATTGGTGAGTAGCCAGGGTCTTGCGGCGTAACAGAGGCCATGTAAGCAGTCTGTTGGGCAATGACTTCGTTTACTTTACGGAACTGTACTTCGTTACCGATAACATCGGTACGTTTACGTTGGGTATCTCTTAATAGAAACCCGCGTGAATGGTATTCGGCTTTAACAAGCGCATCAAACTCTGTTTGCGCTACATCTGATAAGGAATTAGGCATGATGATACCCTTAAAATAATAAGTTAGAAAAATCCATTTGCAACTTTTTATTTAGGGCTTGTCACCAATGAGATTAACCTTTTTAGGGGGTCCCGGCTAAAGTTCTCCTGAAACAGTGTATATATTAATCATCTTACCATTGCTTGTCAACGAAGCCCTTTTTAGCTTGCGTCATTCGGCTTTGCCAATCTTTCTGGTAAGCAGGGTCGGTTTTGTATTTCTCTAAGTTGTGATTGAGTTCTTTTTGCAGGTCGGCCATTGAAGGTGTAGCAGAGCCGGCACTACCAGCGTTTCCGTTCGGGATTTGATTATTTTCTGACACGAATTTGTTCCTTAGTTGTTCAAGAGCCATGAAAGCCTCACCTGTGTTTATATTGGACATCAGGGCTTTATATTCTGGCTCTGGTAGTGCTGCTTTAATAAAATTATTAACCTTCTCGATTCTCTCTTTGCCATTGCTACCCAACTTGGCCTGTTCTTTTTCTGGGTCTTTTTCAAACTCACCAAAATAGGAATCGACTGTGCCCAGGAACTTGTCCATCACATCAGCTGGCACTCGCTTGCCTTTCGCAAACTGGGCTAGGTCTTTAACGGCACTGTGTTCGCTGTCTAAGTACTTTGACTTGGAAAGATCGTAGCTCTCTGGGGGTGCAGCAAAAGTTTTCTCCAGTTCAGAATAGGCTTTAGCCATGTCCTCTGGAGTTTTGAATTTTTCAGGTAGCCATTGGGGTCTTTCGAGTGTGCCTTCTTCTGACATAGATGTCTCTATCCTTTGTTTTGGTTAATATACATTTTGTGCTGGATGACTGCATTTCTAAGTAGAAGTAATGCATCTTTGAAGCCATTAGAGTAAACAGAGAAAGTTTCATACCCAGAGCAACCAACTTTAACCATCGTTGGTATTAGGTATTTCTGTTCGAGCATTTCTGACAGTTTCCTCCCCGCATCAGTTTCAAACACGTCATGGCAAAGTTGAGCAAACTGAACTGTTTCAGGGTTAGATTGCTTTAACTTTTCGATTGATTGCTGATACGGGTACCAATAGTTGTATTGGTCAATTAATGGGTTACCATCTGTTGTAGACATAAATTCCTATTATTGTACTGGTTGCTCTACTGGGCTGCCTGGTTGTTCTGGAGTCATCGCACCCGCATCAACCATGCTTTGTTTATTTTGTACTTGCTGCATGACCTTCGCAACATCATCTGGTTTATTCAAGAAGCGAGAATCTACTTCCAGTGCTTCTGCGAGCATATAAGGCGTTGTCTTTGGGTTAATGTAAATCTGGGTCATATCAGCACCCATCGTTCCCTGCATCAACTGTACGAACTGAGTGAATCTTGCGATTAACTGCTGCCCTTTAGCTAAAGCAAGCGGAGAGGCGTACTTGAAGCTGATAGGCATGCCATTCAGCTCAGGTCGTAACAGAAGCCCCATATTATGTAGAATCGAACTGAACCGAGCGATAACTGGACGTAGAAACTCAGATTCAAGTCGAGAGAACAGTGGCCCGATTTTCTGTGCAAGTGCTTGCTGTCTTTGAGCAAGTTCGAACGCTGTCTGCGGCTGGATACTCGTTGCGTCGCTGGGTTGTTCAGCATACATCAGCCTTAGTATCTGCAAACGTAAATCTTGCGATATAGCTTCACTGAAATTCGGGTCTGCACTGCTTGGTAATGGAATCAGGGGTGGGGATGCGCCAATACCAAGGGGTGCGATAGGGATAATACTAAAAGGCTCTAGGGTAAACGTGTTGGGGTTAAATACGTTGTCACTAAAACCCATGTACGGTTTAAATGTGTTTAAGTTACCTGCTGCCAGTTTGATGCGTTCAATTTCATTCAAACTGATGATGGTAGGCAGAGCGTCCATCACTGGGCCGCGTCCCCAGGTTTCGTTATTAATTTTCTGGAAGCGCCAGACAATGCCAGGATTTGTTTCTAGCCATTGTGTGAGTAGTGGTTCAGTACATGAATCTTCCCAGACTGCGTAACAATACGGTTTGTCGGTTCCAGGGAAGTAAGCCACAGCCTCATAGAGATTTGCGACGGTAGCATCTGGGTCGGCAGATATCATCTGAATTAGCTGAGGGCTTAAAACGATGTTGCGCCATCTCATGTGGAGTTCAGAAATTTTAAGACCTTCCCAAGTTCTATACCAGCTACGGATATATCCGTCTGCTGCTTCCTCAATGGATAATTTGTCGATAGGGATACTGGTACAAAGGAATGGGCTTTCATCTGTAT